ATTGCACACAATACGGCATACAAAAAAATACAACGATTTACATTCTTATACATTAAAAACGAGGTGATACATGGCTACTCCTATCATGATAGTCGGCGAAAGTGGTACTGGCAAATCAACATCAATGCGCAATCTTTCTCCTGAAAGTACGGCAATTATTCAAGTCATCAACAAACGACTTCCCTTTAAAAACAACTTCAAACGACGAACTGCCGATAATCCGCAAGGCACTCTCATGGTTTCTGATAATGCCGCGATGATATCAAAGGCAGTTATTGGGTTCGCCAAGTACGGGTTTGAAAATATCATTATTGATGACTTCCAGTACTTGATGGCTAACGAGTTTATGAAGCGATCCGAAGAGAAAGGCTTTCAGAAGTTTAACGACATTGCCAAGAATGCATGGTCTGTAATTATGGCCGCGCAATCCGTACCAGAAAACGCGTGCATATACTTTATGACTCATAGCCAAGTTGATGACGCTGGCATAACCAAGGCTAAAACAGTCGGCAAATTACTTGACGACAAGATCACGCTAGAAGGGCTATTTACTATGGTTTTAGGCTCTTACCGAGATAACGATGGCAACTACAGGTTTCACACTCAAAACAACGGTAGCAATACCGTAAAATCACCAATGGGCATGTTCGACAGCGAAAGCATAGACAATGACCTACAGCAAATCACCCTTAAAATAAATGAATACTACGGAGCATAATATGAACAACGCAATTATTACCTACAATCAAGAAGAAGGCTTAAAAGCTGGTGGCGGTAACTTTATCAGTGACGGCGGCGCGTACATCGTTAAAATATTAGAAGCCAAGTACACCAAGGCAAAAACTAATACTAGCGGTATCGAATTTAGTCTTGAATCAAAAGACGGCCAAAAAGCTAATTACATTACGGTTTACTACGTTAAGGCTGATGGCGAGCCAGTGAAGGGCGGCATGTCAATGTTAAACGCTATGATGGGGCTGGTGGGCGCTAACACGATCACATCAGCTAACGGTCGAAGCCAAGACGGAAAAGATATTTTTATCTGCCCCGAGTTTACCGGCAAAACAATCGGTATGTTTTTGCAGAAGTCGCTATACACCAAGAGTGACGGTAGTGACGGATATAAATTTGATATTCGCGTGCCATTTGATCCAGCCACATCAAAAACATTGCGTGAAAAAATCGGTAATGATCAACCCAAAACTATCGAAAATATGACCAATTCATATAAAGATAAGGATGAGCGAACCCAGCAACAACAACAAAATACAGGCGGCTTTGCTGGCGATATGCAGCACGATAGCAGCGGCATGAATCAAGATAACGGATATATCCCCGGCTTCGATTAATAACCACGGCGGTTAATAGCCGCCATAATATAGGGTAAGAAGATGATGGTCTATGAATTTGAAAACGGTAAAGTTTATATTGTCACGCAATACGGGCTGAAGCAGGTTGGGTATTACACCCCTGAAAGTTGCTCGAATAACTATACAGCTACTAAGAGGTGATTTATGAAAGTTAGGTTTGATCTGGAAGGGTTAGGAATTATCACAGGTAAGGGGTAAGTGATGAACGGAATAAATTATACATCGTTATTTGTATTAATATTACTGATTGCCGCTGTAGTCGGCTGGTCGGTAATTGAGGGTTTAATATGGATTATAAGTAGTATAAATATATCTTGGTCGTAATCAATATTAGTGTATGATTACCGTCAAATCCAATTATAAGATTTCCTCCTTTGCCGCCCCTTTAACCGGGCGGTTTTTTTATTTCTGGTAGAACCAATAAGTGTACGTCCCGCCGATCCCGTCATACCCGTTTCGATCTTTACCAAATACGCAAGAATTATGAGTGTACTTAATACTTACATCGTGCCGCTTGTTTTCGTGCCGCCATAGACTGCCACGGAAACCCATATTAGATGTCAACCTGTCGTCTGTGCCGCCCTCAACGCAATGCGCCGATGTTTTAAGGGTTGAGTCTATGCCAATGTACACGCCAGCATCATTGAACCACGTACCGCTCAAAAACATATCACTGCCTGCTTTAGCGTTAGCCGAGTAAAATAACGAGTAGCCTATAAATGCTAGACCGATAATTACAGATATACCCAGGCCCGCACTAGCCGCAGCACCTTTGCCCTCACTTTGCTTCCAGTAAGAAAATGATTTACGCTTAATTACAAATACGTAAAAAGATGCAGCCGCAAGAATGGCAACGATAAAAAAAACGATAACCTTTAAATCAGCAACAAAGCCCATTATAAAATCCACGTTAACCTCCCAGCGCTGCGTATGCCGCCGATAGTGATGCGACTACTGGCGAATTATCTACACCGTCTACAAGCTGATCTATGTGGATGTCACGGGTACGCTCAATCAAGGCCAAATACGTTTTAAATGTCGTGCTTGCTGCTACCATGTTATCTAGTTTGGCAGCTAAAACCAAGTCATCATCTGACCCGGTAAGGGCTTCAATCATCGCCCTATTTTCTGTAGATAAGCCAGCAATACCGCCAGCTATATATTCGTGTATAGCGTCCTGCTTTACCGCAAACGTTTTTACTTCTTCGTCAGAATACCCATTTTGCAGTGTTCTCATGGCATCATCATAAAGGCGACCTATTGCAAGCATGGCCGCTGTCACCGTCAAAACAACAGGATCAGCTAGCACACTTTCTAGCTCTTCAACTTCACCCGTTACTACATTAATTACTCTTCTCATGATTAAAGCTCCCAGCTTATAGAGGCGTTGCCGTTGTCGAAGTTTGCTGCACCTGTGCTACTTGTTAATCTAACAGTGGTTAGTTCGCCGCTTAATGTTTTCGTTCCTGTTGTTTTGAATATTGCGGTTGTTCCAGAGTCACTAGCTACGCTCGATTCTCCGCACCACGTATTACCGCTCAGCCTCACAAATGTTATTGCGCCGCCTCGCTGTATTACTGCGTTAGCGTCACCAGTGCCAGAAAATGCAGTTGTAAAAACTGTAACCGCTACAGTGCCAGCTATAATTGCTGAAACAACCTCATACCCGGTAGTTTCTACGCCACCAGAATCTCCAAGCTGAACCCATAAACTTACGTTAGCATCGAGAGATACATTTTCAAAAGCTACTGTAACGCGATTAACTGCCGCTGGTATTCCAGTAAAATCTATCGAAGTTCCTGAAGTAGTAGCCACTACGGTTTGCAAGCTTATGCCGCCACCGCTGCCCGATCCAGTTTCTAAGCGCGTAACGCTAACAGTAGAAGAGGTTAATCGCCTAACTCTAAAAGTAGCGCTGCCATCATTAACAACCATATTACCGACTAACGTAACACCCGTACCCGCCGCAATAGTTACATCAAAAGCCGCAAGGTTAATCATGGTTATATCGAAGTTACTATTATCTACGCTGCCACCTAAAGCCGAAATAATCGCCGTAGCTGTATCAGTGGTCTGTATTCTGTCCGCAGTAGGCGTGATAGTAAATTCACCACCAATTAACTGGGCTGCTGTAAGTGTTGCCGCTGCATCAGATAATGCCGTATTACTTTTTAGATTTACGTTGCCTGCCGTTGATGATATCGCACCGGTAAATGCTGCGCCGGTTAAATCAGCCTTGCCAGCAATGGCCGCTGTATTCGCTGCGATATCTGCTGTATTGGTTGCGACATCAGCAAGAAATAAAAGCCAGTTCGTGCCACCATCTAAAGAAGGCTGATTGCCAGCATTCGCCGCTGTTTGAGATTCCCAGTATTGCCCGTCTTCTTTTACTACCTCGGCCAACCCATAAGAAATAGTTGATATCCAATCCGCGCCAAAACTTAAAGAGGCATCACCACCTACAGGATCACGTTGTCGCAATTGTGCGCCTGCTGCCGTTCTCACAACAACTCTATATGTTCCTGTACCGAAAATATTAGGCACAACACCATCACCACCAATAACCACTGGGTTAGCGTTCGCTATTGTTTCCGCACTATCTGCGTATGTTGTCTTGCGTACTGTGCTGCCGCCGGTTTCGTAGAAGTCTAGCAATCCCAATACTAACGGATCTCCAGCAGAGTCAAGTATTTGTTCTAGTGCGCCTATTAATCGTGCCATTATGTTTTCCCTTAATTTGCTTTATTCTTTCAATTTGTATAGACTTTAGCAATGCTTACTTTAGAATTAATTGCAATAGCTATAATATTTTTAATTAGCCCCGCTGCGGCCCTCGTGATTATTGGAGGCGTTTCTTTGATGTATTTAATTGGCTGGATAAAATCACTTTAACATAGCCTCGAATGCTTTTAATGCGTTCTCTTCATTAATGCCTTTTAGTTTTTTATACCCACCTTTTAATAGCCCAGTAGCCGCCGCTCCAGTATCGCCGAAAGCCGCATTTATAGCCGCATCTTCGAGCGCCCTTGTGGTTGTGCCGCCTAACGATGTAGTTGCCTCAGAACCAAAAACACGCTCTAGCTCATCAATATAAACAGCTTGCTTTATTAGGTCGTCTTTAAATTTAACGCCATTCTTTTTCAATACCTCGTCGGAGTTCTTAAGCACATTAAGCATTGCTGCGCGGCCCGTGTTGTTTGACATTAAGGTTCGTGCCGCTTTTGTTCCTATGCCCGATGCTATCGCTTGCGGATCACTCACGTTAAGCATGGACTTAAACACCTTATCCATTTCTGAAAATGGGTCAATAATCTCCTTATACTGTGCGTTTAACTTGCCATACCTTGGATTATCAGAAGCTATTTTTTCGTTTACCTTATGCCGTAGATTTTTAAGTGCATGATCCACGCTAGAAGGCAAAGACGTTTCCGCTGTTGGCGGCTTACCAAAGTCTACAGCGTCATCAATAAGTTTTTTAATGCTATGAGCTTTCTTTACCGTCATTTCGCCATTTGTACGATCAAGTATTTTCTTGATTATAGTTTCAGTCCCACCCGTTGACATAGCGTCTAACTGTGAAACATCAGGAGCCAAGCGGCCTGTTCTTTCATCAGGAGTCATATTCACCCCTAGCTCACTCATATCATCTAAAAATGATCCTATCTCAGCTTTCACATCAATTGGTTTTTGTGCGATATCATTTTTTACATAATCGCCAATCTTTTTCCCCACCTCTTTTCTTTTTAAGTTTAATTGATTGTAACGCTGATAAACCGCATCACCAAGAACATCACTTGATCTGTGAGTAGCACCATAATCTGCATTTTTACGTCTGGTTTTGAATGTCTCAAAAGCTCTTACGTAAGCTTTCTTTGTAGCAGGGTTAGCAGTCTCTATAGACCGCAATACTTTTGGATCTAACCCTTGATTTACCGCTTCTTTAATAAATGGATTGTTTACTATTTTGCCACTTTTTACGGTCTGCCCCAAATAAGCAACATCCGCATCGCCTTGTTTTATCGCCGCGTTAATAAAATCTTTTGTGGGCGTTTCTTTAATTACCACCCCAGACATATCATCTAGGGATTTAATTATAGAACTATCAAGAACTGGGGATTTTACGCTTGAGCTTAAGCGCTTTGCAGCTGCCGCCTTCTTGAAAGAGCTAAAACCTTTCAGGCCTATTAATTCAGGGATAACAGTTATTCCACCTTCTACAGCTGTAGCAGCTAGTGGTGAACCTGTCGCCTCTAGTGTTGCTTGCCCCGCTTTACCCGGTAATGATGCCACAGGCTCTAAAGCTTCTCCAAGTGTGCCTAAAGTTTTAGCGCCGCCCTCGCTTAACGGGTCTATCGTTAACTGATCCTGTACACGCTTTACCGTATCAGATCCAGAAACTTCATCCGCGCCAACCATGCGTCGAAATGGGTTTAACATCTCTTGGCCCAAACCTTCAAGCCCAGCTATCGGCGCTGCAATTGCTCCACTAATCACAGTCGGCAATGCGGCAGGTATGCCCTTAATGAACTCACCCGATGCTTTTCTTGAGGCGTCTAGTTGAGGCTGAACCAATGGGAGAAGCTCATTTACTTTTTCCATATTTCCCATTGCTTGAGCCATGGAAAGCTCCCTCATTAGGTCGCGCTCTTCTGCCTGCTGTGGCGCTACCCCTTCGCCGACATTTTGGTCAAACTGGGCTTTATTTTCTTCTGCAAATTGCAGTACCTGCGCCTCGGTAGTTCCCTCTGGAACCTCAAAACGAGCTATGCGGCCATCTTCTAATTGAATCTTTGCAATAGGCATTATTCAAACCCCATAAACTTTATGCTTCCAGCGGCTTTAGGTTGTGGTGAGGCTTGACCCGAATCTCCTGCCGATTGGACTGCACCCTCATTAAATCTCTTTTTAACCTCAGCAAGCAAACCCCTAGTGCTTCCTTTTTCTGATATAAACTCAGATTTTAAGTTGTTAAAGTCTCGTTGAAATTCCGCAAGTTTTTGTGACCCACGCAAGAAAGATAGCAATTGCTGTTTGGGTGCATCCTCTCTAGGAAACCCCTTTAGTGCCAACTCAATATCTTTGTCCGAAGCAACACCAGGGGGCAAGTTTTGTACCGCTTCACTAGATCTTATAGCGTTATATCTTCGCCTTAGTTCAGAAACATCATCTTGCGTACCTAGTCGCTCTTTAAGAAACTCACTAAACCCAGCGGCCTTACCACCACCTATATCGCCAGCCCTTTCTAGATCGCCCGCCAATAAAGACAGCTGCCTAGCTCTTGCGCCCGATTCTGTAGCGGCAGTCTGAGAAGTATCCAATATTTTTTGTACGCCCGGCTTAAGCTCACCACTTTTAGACTCAAACTGTTTTTGTCTCTGCTCCCGCTCAAGCCTTCTTTGCTCTAACTTGTCACGCTCCAAGGATAGTCTGTCACTATCCTTCTTAGCCGCATCGTCCGACTCGAAAACCACCTCGCCAGTAATAGGATTAACTACACGCCCACCAACTACAACCCCCTTGGTTGGTTGTTTAGCCAGATCAATAGACCCCACTAATCCCTGCAAACCTTGTCTAGCACCTTCGATATCGCCAGATTCAAGCAATGATATATATTGCTGTGTCTGTGTAGTATCTCCACCTCGTTGCTTTATTGCAGCTAGACGCTGATAAGCAAAGCTTTTTGCGCCTTGAATGTCGTTATTTTGCAGCTGATTTAAGCCTATCTTTGCAGCTGAAATAAAATCATTTAAGTCTTTTGCACTTCTGGCTCCAATCTGCTCACCTAAAGCTAGCCCCACCTCTGGATCTAAGTCGATAAGCTGATCTAGTGATTCTCCGCTTTTATCTTTAAGCGCTAAAGAAGATAACTCTTTGATTTTACCTTGCCGCGAAATTTCTTGACCTTCACGAAAACTACCGACAAGATTAGGAGCCTTTTGGCTTAATATTGCTTGTGCTATTAGTGGCGATACCATTATGAGCCTCCGAAGAATGTACCCGCTAAACTAGCAAGCTGGTTATTGGTTTGCGCTCTTTGATTTGCGCTTGAAATACCTTGCAAGCCTGAAATTTCAGCCGCGTTTTGTATTCCTTGAATTTGTGGAGCCGTTGCACCTATTCGGATGTTAGCCATTTGCGTGCCTAGACCCTGTTGGATATTAGCCTCATTCACTGCGCCACCCTCGATAATAGATGACATATCACCACGAACACTTCGAGATAATGCCGCTAATGGTTCTAATTGAGCTAATCGTTGCTGGATAATGTTAGCTTGTTGCGCCCCAGCTAATTGCTGGCCTGCTTGAATAGTTGCGCCTCCACCTAACTCACCTCTAGCCGCTGCACCTCTAGTTAATTGCTGCTGCTGTCTACGTTGTAACTCTTGATCGAATTGCGATACAGGAATATTACCTATCGCCTGCTCTTGCGCTTCTTGCCCCTGAAGCCCTAGAATAGCTTGCTGCTCGTTAAATCCGCGTAAGTCGTCCACTTGCTGCAATGGATCTAAACCCGCTTGCGTGGCCTGCCTTGATAACTCTAGCTGCTGGCCAGAGCCTTGCTGTAATATACTTAATGCTTGGGGCGTTCTAGCCGTTATCAGATCGTCAATGGTTTCAAACCCACCCGCTGGAGCCGAAACGGAGCCAATTAAATCCTTAAAAGCCATTATATTCCCCCAGTACCTTCAAAGCCACTAGCTCCGAAGGGGTTTGTTTGTTGTGTATTTTGTCGAGCAAGGCCAACTTTAGGCGCGAATAACTGCCCCGCTAAGCCTGCTACTGACTCTGCTGTCTGTGTGTTTGCTCTCTGTCCTGCTACCTCAGACAATAATCGAGCCTCAGTTCCGCTGGCCT